AAGACCTTGGTGGTCGAACTGCATTGATTGAATCGGTAAGAAATGCTTTTGAAGGTTTGGCTGGAGTGATAAAGCCGATTCGAGAAGCGTTTAAGGAAGTTTTTCCGCCAATGACTGGAGAGCAACTTTACAATCTTACTGTTGGATTGCAGGAACTTACAGAAAAATTCAAAATAGGTGAAGAAACGGCGAATAACCTGAAGAGAACGTTCAAAGGGGTATTCGCTTTATTTGATATCGGGCTTCAGGGAGTCAAAGCACTGGTTGGTGGATTTGCCGATTTGATCGGATATGTGGCTCCGGCTGGAGATGGGATTCTTGGATTTACAGCCAGCATTGGAGATTTCATTGTTGGTATTGATGAAGCTATTAAATCTTCTGATGCCTTTAACAAAGCTATTGAAGGAATCGGAAATTTCCTGAAACCAATTGCGGATGGAATAAAGACTTTTGTAAAAACAGTTGCCGATGCGTTCAGCGAGTTTGCGAATGTTGATACCAGTGGTCTCGATAATTTTGCGGATAAGGTACAGACTCGGTTTGAACCGTTTGTAAAATTAGGAGAGTTGGTAAAGAAGGCATTTGAAGGAATTATTGGGATTGTCGAGAAGGCAGCGCCTGTTTTATTGAAGCTGGGTTCCATTGTCGCAAATGCGTTTGGAAACCTTGGGGAAGCAATTCTCACAGCATTTGATACCGCAAGTTTTGACCCAATTTTGGATTTAATCAATACCGGATTGTTTTCTGCAATTCTAATCGGGGTGAAAAAGTTTATTGACTCTCTATCGGAAATCACCGAAAACGGCGGCGGAATTCTTGGTTCATTCAAAGATATTTTGGATGGAGTTAAGGGGAGTCTTGAAGCATGGCAGTCAAGTCTGAAAGCTGGCACTCTTCTGAAGATTGCCGGCGCTATGGCAATCCTGACCGCAGCGATTGTGGCGTTATCCCTGGTTGATTCCGAAAAGCTGAATGCGTCCTTGGGAGCTTTGAGTGTTCTGTTCGTCGAACTGCTTGGTTCAATGGCCATCTTTGAAAAGATAATGAACGGAGCGGCAATCAAAGGAATGGGCCAGTTGACCATTGCGATGATTGGGATGTCTACCGCTGTTCTTATTCTTGCAGGCGCAGTTCAGAAATTATCCGGTTTGGATTGGGATGAGCTTCTGAAAGGATTGGTTGGCGTTGCCGGGTTATCCGCTATTCTGGTAGCATCTGCAACAGCGCTTTCCAAAACATCGAAGGGGCTGATAAAAGGTTCAGCCGGTTTGGTAGTATTTGCGGCAGCGATTCGAGTTCTTGTAGGAGCAGTTGAAGATTTAGGAGCTTTGGATGTGGGCTCTTTGGCTAAAGGTCTAATCGGAGTCGGCGTTCTTTGCACAGAACTGGCGTTGTTCCTGAAGGCTACAGATTTGGATGGAATGGGTGTTCTGAAAGGAACCGGATTGGTTCTTCTTGCAGCGTCCATCAATATTCTGGCGGATGCGGTTAAGGCATTTGGAGATCTGGACACTTCAAACCTGATTCAAGGACTATCTGCGGTTGCCGTGGTTCTTACCGAACTGGCGGTATTCACCAAAGTTACGGCTAACGCGAAGCATGTAGTTTCCACCGCTACAGCGATGACGATTCTTGGAGCAGCCATGCTCGTGTTTGGAGAAGCAGTGAAAAAGATGGGGAACCTGACTTGGGGAGAGATTGGACGAGGTCTTACCACGATGGCCGGTTCTCTGGCGGCCGTGACAGTTGCGATGAATCTACTTCCAAAAGGAATGGTGTCGAAAGCGACTGGAATGGTAGAGGTCGGTGCAGCATTACTCATTATCGGCGAAGCAGTCCGAAATATGGGCGGAATGTCCTGGGATGAAATCGCCAGAGGACTGGTAACCCTTGCAGGTTCCATGACCATTCTTGTTGTGGCACTCAACGCAATGAAAACTGCACTTCCGGGTGCGGCAGCGGTTCTTACCGTGTCCGCTGCATTGGCGATATTTACCCCGGTTCTCAAGTCATTGGGGAATATGTCTTGGGAGAGCATCGCCAGAGGGTTGGTGGCACTGGCAGGTTCTTTCACGGTTCTCGGTGTCGCAGGAGTGGCATTAGGGCCATTGACCCCAGCTATTTTAGGACTTTCGGCCGCCATTGCTGTGTTGGGAGTAGGATGTCTGGCCGCAGGTGCTGGCATTCTCGCATTTTCCACTGGACTTTCTGCTTTGGCAGTATCTGGAGCGGCGGGAGCAGCATCTCTAGTAGTGGCAGTATCCAGTATTCTCAGTTTGATTCCGTTGCTGTTCGAATCTATCGGGGAAGGAATCCTTTCTCTTGCTGGAGTAATCGCAAATGGCGGGCCAGCTATTGCCGAGGCATTTACAGTATTGGTTCTTGCCGCAGTTGAGGCTCTAGTTACGGCTGTGCCAGCGGTCGTGGATGGGCTATTTGTCTTGATTGACAGTGTCCTTTCGGCTCTGGTCGAACATACGCCGACTATCGTGGAGCAGCTATTTGATATTCTGATTGGTATTATTCAGGCTATCACGACGAAACTGCCGGAATTGATTAAGGCCGGAGTAGAGTTACTGATGGCTTTCTTTGACGGGGTAATCGACGCCTTGAGTGGAATTGATGTGAATGTACTCATCAAAGGAATCGCCGGAATTGGTTTGCTTTCAGCGATTATGCTTGCTCTCAGTGCTGTTGCCTCCTTGGTGCCTGGAGCTATGCTTGGCGTTCTTGGAATGGGTGCAGTCATCGCGGAATTGGCATTGGTTCTTGCGGCTGTTGGAGCTCTGGCTCAGATTCCTGGGTTGGAATGGCTTATCGGCGAGGGCGGAAATCTTCTTCAGGGAATCGGTACTTCGATTGGCAAATTTGTCGGTGGCATTGTTGGCGGTTTCATGTCTGGAGTCTCCAGTCAGTTCCCTCAAATTGGCGCAGACCTTTCTGCATTTATGACGAATGTGCAGCCATTTATCGAAGGAGCCACACAGCTTAATCCTTCCATGCTGGATGGTGTGAAAGCGTTGGCGGAAACGATCCTTATTCTAACCGCTGCTGATATTCTGAACGGATTGACTTCCTGGCTTACTGGCGGATCTTCTCTGAGCGACTTTGCTACCCAACTTGTTCCCTTCGGTGAAGCTATGCGTGATTTTTCCATCGCCATTGCTGGTATGGATGGGGAATTAGTAGCAAATGCGGCCACCGCCGGAAGGACGCTTGCGGAGATGGCGGCAACTCTTCCTAATTCTGGAGGGGTTATCGGATTCTTTACAGGCGAAAATGATATGAGTGCTTTCGGCGCCCAGCTTATTCCATTTGGCGAAGCGATGATGGGGTTTGCAAATGCCGTAAGAGGACTGGATGCAGATACCGTTACAAATGCTGCTACCGCAGGAAAGGCCATGGCCGAAATGGCGACCACAATTCCGAATTCCGGAGGCGTGGTAGGATTCTTTGCTGGCGAAAATGATATGGACGCTTTTGGCGAGCAGCTTGTGCCGTTTGGTGAAGCAATGATGCTATTCTCTCAGGCTGTAAAGGGTCTGGATGCGAATGTGATCGTGGAATCTGCTACAGCGGGAAAAGCTTTGATCGAATTGGCAAATACGGTTCCAAACAGTGGAGGTGTCGTTGGCTTCTTTACTGGAGAGAACGACATGGATACGTTCGGGGAAAAGCTGGTGCCGTTCGGTAAAGCGATGAAATCCTATTCTGACGCAATTGCAGGCATTGATGTGGAGGCTGTTACGAATTCTGCAACGGCTGGCAAAGCAGTGGTTGAATTGGCAAATACATTACCGAATACGGGTGGATTGGTAAGCTGGTTTACCGGAGACAACGATATTGCAGCCTTTGGTACGAGCCTGGTTTCCTTTGGTAAGAGCTTCGCACAATACTCCGACTATATGAAGGATGTGGATGCGAATATCGTTACTACCACGACTAATGCTGCGACATCCATTGTTGAGCTTCAGAAAAGTCTTCCCAAAGAAGGTGGATGGTTCTCTGATGATATGACACTTGCCAGCTTCGGCAGCGATATGGCTTCGTTCGGAGCTCATTTCAGCAATTATTACAACAGCATCAGCGGTATTGATACGACATTGCTGTCCGGAGTAATTACCCAGACAAATCGGCTTGTAAGTATGGCAAATGGGATGGTTGGTCTGGATACAAGCGGTATGACTTCTTTCAGTTCCGCATTGACAACACTTGGTGAAACTGGTGTGACCGGATTTATCAATGCGTTCAATAATGCAGAATCGAAAGTAACGGCTGCGGCTTCGAGTATGTTGTCATCTTTCATCAATGGAGCAAATGCAAAGAAATCCGAACTGACAACAACGTTCACCACGCTGGTTCAGGCTGTATTGACAGCTATCAATGGAAAACAGGGCGAGTTCCAGACCAGTGGTTCCACACTTATGGTTAAGTTTATAGCCGGAGTACGATCTCAGGATAGTCCTTCCAGAACAACCTTTACCAATATCGTTAGCGGTTGTTTGACTGCAATACGAAATAAGTATGGGGAATTTACATCGACCGGAACCCAGACCATGGTGAAGCTGATTGCTGGTGTGAGAAGCAAGGATAGTGAACTCCGAACCGCATTTACAACCACGTTGAGTGGTTCCATAACTGCTATCAAAGATTATTATAGCCAGTTCAAATCTGCTGGTTCATATCTGGTTGACGGTTTCTGTGATGGTATCAGTGAAAATACTTGGAAAGCAGAAGCAAAAGCGAGAGCTATGGCAGCAGCAGCCGCAGAAGCGGCAGAAGATGAATTGGATGAGCATTCCCCTTCTAAACGCTTCTATGGAATCGGTAACTTTGCGGGAGTCGGCTTCATAAATGCGTTGATTGACAATGTCTCCAAGGCTGGAAAAGCTGGACAGGAAATTGCCAGATCCTCTATTGACGGACTGAATGACATCATTTCCAGAATTGCAGATTATGTGGACGCGGATATGGATGTCCAGCCTACTATTCGACCGGTTCTTGATCTGTCTGCTGTGGAAGCAGGGACTGGAAGGCTGAATACTCTGTTTAGCAGAAATCAGGCATTGTCCGTCAGCACTGGAATGAATGACCGGGTTTCCGAGATGGAAGTTCAAAATGGAGAAAGTTCTCCTACTGGAAATACCTATCAATTCACGCAAAACAATTATTCGCCTAAGGCTCTGTCGAGAATTGATATTTATCGGCAGACAAAGAATCAATTTTCGGCGATGAAAGGGCTGGTGGGTAACACATGATTAGAGCGGTAACTGTAACTAATTATTTGGGCGAATCAAAGAGATTTGAATTAGCGTTCCCGGAGGAATCCGGGTTCGCTGTTCAATCTATCAGTGGATTGGGGCCGAGCAAAGCAGATATTAACACGACAGAAATCTCTACAAATGACGGTTCACTATATAATTCAGCAAGAGTAAATTCCAGAAATATTGTCATGTCTTTGAAATTGATGTTTAATCCGCAGATCGAAGACACTAGACATGACTCCTACAAATATTTTCCGATAAAGAAGAGAGTAACACTTCTCATTGAGACGGATAATCGTATTTGTGAGACCTATGGCTATGTGGAATCGAATGAGCCGGATATTTTCAGCAGTGACGAGACAACGCAGATTTCCATCGTGTGTCCCGATCCTTATTTTTATTCTGCTGGTCCGGATGGAACCAACACAACGATTTTCTATGGGGTAGAACCTCTGTTTGAGTTTGCTTTTTCCAATGAATCTTTGACTGAATCTCTGATTGAATTCGGCGAGATCAAGAACGAAACCGAGCAGACAGTTTATTATTCTGGCGATGCTGAGATTGGGGTTGTAATTACCATCCATGCGATCGGAAACGTGAAAAATATTACGATTTACAATACCGGAACGAGAGAGGTAATGCGTATTGATACTGATAAATTGGAGCAGCTAACGGGTTCCGGAATGGTTGCCGGCGATGAAATCATCATCTCCACCATTAAAGGGGATAAATCAATTACGCTTCTCCGAAACGGTATCTACACCAATATTTTAAACTGCCTTGACAAAGATTCTGACTGGTTTCAGCTTTCTAAAGGTGATAATATTTTCGCTTATGTGGTGGAAGAAGGAACGACCAATGTGCAGTTTAAGATTGAAAACAGAACAGCGTTTGAGGGGGTATAGTTATGGAATTGATTGTTCTGGATACTTCTCTGAAAATGCTTTCTGTGCTTGATACCTTTGAGTCTCTGATATGGACGGAGCGGTATTCCGCCTATGGAGATTTCGAGGTATATACAAGCATCAACGATTCTGTTCTTGAAATCCTGAAAGATGATTATTATCTCTGGTTGAAGGAATCCGACCAGACCATGATTGTCGAGGATAGAAAGATTGAGTCCGATGCTGAAAACGGAAACCACTTCACGGTCACTGGAAGGTCGTTGGAATCCATTCTGGAGCGCCGTATCATTTGGAAGCAGACGATTCTGAGCGGAAACTTTCAAAATGGAATCAAAAAGCTGCTGGACGAGAACATCATTAGTCCTTCCGATGCTTCCCGAAAGGTGGAAGGACTGATATTTGAGGCATCCACGGACCCAGCGATTACCGGACTGACGGTAGATGCACAGTTTACCGGAGACAATCTGTATGATGCCATTAAAAAACTGTGCGATTCCAAAAATGTCGGTTTCCGAATCAAGCTGTCCGATGATAACAAGTTTGTCTTTAAGCTCTATGCTGGCGCAGACCGTTCTTATGATCAGTTTACGAATCCATACGTAATCTTTTCTCCCAAATTTGAGAATGTAATCAATACCAATTATCTGGAATCAAAGAAGACTTTGAAAACCGTTACTTTGGTTGCTGGAGAGGGAGAGGGAGCTGATCGGAGGACTACAACTGTAGCTTGTGCGTCTGGTGCCGGAACAGGTTTAAATCGAAGAGAGCTTTACACGGATGCCAGGGATGTTTCTTCGACCGTGGATAATGAAACGTTGACAGACGCCGAGTATAACGCACAGCTTTCTCAAAGAGGTTTGGAAAATCTGGCTGAGAACATCGCAACCAAATCCTTTGAAGGTAAGGTTGAAACAACGAGGATGTACCGATATGGAGAAGACTTTTTCCTGGGAGATATGATACAGATTGTGAACGAATACGGGATCGAAGGAAAAGCCCGTGTCACAGAATTCATTCGCTCCCAGAGCAAAGAAGGACTCGATTCGTATCCGACATTCGTTACCGTAGAATAGCAGGAAAGGGGTGAAGAAAAATGAGTGTCACTTATGGATTCTACAATTCAAAGAACCAAGATAGACGATACGATGCAATTCAAATGTCCAGTATTTTTGATGGGATCATTCGTGACGGCATTTTGCAGCATGTCGGGACTGCTATGATGGTGAATGCATCTACTGGCATGATGGTGAATGTCGGAATCGGTCGAGCATGGTTCAATCATACTTGGACACTAAATGACGCCTTACTTCCACTGACAGTGCCGCAGTCAGAAGTGATTCTGAATCGAATTGATGCGGTTGTTTTGGAAGTGGATTCAAGGGAATCGGTTCGCGCAAACGCAATTAAAATCATCAAAGGCACACCAGCTACCAATCCGGTGAAACCGACGATGATCAGCACAAACGACAGATGGCAGTATCCATTGGCATATATTCGGGTAAATTCTGGCGTTACGTCCATTCGTCAGGCAGACATTACAAATGCGGTTGGTACATCGGAGTGTCCGTTCGTAACGGCTCCATTGGAGATGATGTCTATTGACGCTCTGGTTGTGCAGTGGAAAGACCAGTGGTCAAAATGGTTCAACGCCCAGACGGAAGAAATCCAGCAATCTTATCTGGAATGGGAAAAGCAGTGGGATGATTGGTATGCTGCTCAGACGGCGGATATGCAGGAGACAAACGCCTATTGGAAACAGTTATGGGCGTCTTGGTTTAATGAGTACACGAACAACAATACATCTGAAATGGCTGCGTGGAGAGAAAACGCTCAGGCATTGTTTGATGAGTGGTTCCAGCAGTTGAAGGATACTCTTTCGGAAGATGTGGAAGCGAACCTGGCAAACCAGATATTGGAGTTGCAGGAAAGGACGAAGATTCTGGAAGAAATTGTAGATGGAATTCGGACGGAATTTACCGTGTACAACAAGCTTTATGACAATGGATACGAGAATTACGACAATCTTCTCGATTCATCAGAAGGAACTATCATTGACAGTAACGTGGACCCGATTGTGGCGCGTGCATATTCCAGCTCCTTGATTCTGGATAGCAACGGTCAGCCTATCGACGGCCGCGTTATTTTTTGTATTAAGTAAAAGGAGGATATATCGAGATGAAAATTACCGATTATGAAAAGGTCCAGACACTGGATTCGAGCAATATGGTCTTAATTGACGGTAACAATGGGACCAAAACAATTCTGGTGGCGGATTTCATTAAGTCATTGATTGGGCTTATCAGCTCTCAGGATTTTATTTCCGGTGTCAATCTGTCGGAACTTACGCAGATTAACGCGCTGACATCGGATGACAAACTGCTGATTGGAACGGCTGAAGGAAACAAGGCTATTGGTGCGGATGACGCGCTTTTTGCTATGCTGGATGCTTTCATTCCGAAAGAACAGCGCCGGATGATTTACAGGGGGAAAAATCTGGGTGCCGTTGTTACAGAAGAGCAGAAAGCCAACATCAAGAATGGAACTTTCAAAGGCTTCTTCCTGGGCGATTACTGGACAATCGGCAGCTATACATGGAGAATCGTAGATTTCGATTACTGGTATAACTGTGGCGACACAGCATTTACCACTCCGCATCTGGTTATCATGCCGGATAAGCTGCTTTATAATGCTCAGATGAATGAGACCAATATTACAACTGGCGGCTATACTGGCTCTCTGATGTACACGGAGAATTTGGATCAGGCAAAAACATTGGCAGCAAGCGCCTTCGGTGATTTGATTCTTACTCACCGCGAATACCTAACAAATGCCGTTACCGACGGACACGCTTCAGCAGGAGCTTGGTTCGATTCTACGCTTGATCTCCCGAATGAGATTATGATGTATGGATGCCATGTATATGCGGCGATGAACAACGGGACGGTAATCCCGACGAATTACACTATCGGAAAGACACAGCTTGCTCTGTTCACAGTAGTTCCGAAGCTGATTTCCAATCGTGCAACATTCTGGCTCAGAGATGTCGTTTCTTCGGCTGGTTTCGCTAATGTGGACGCCGGTGGCGATGCGAACGCCCACCACGCTTCGGACTCTCGTGGAGTTCGTCCGGTCTTCGCTATTGGTTAGTCTGAATCCAGGGGCCTTGTGCCCCCGTGAAAAACCGTACGCAGGTGACAACAATTTGTGTTATAAAGAGAAAAACTCTAAAGAAAGGTGAGAATCAAAATGGATAATAAAGTTTATAAAATCACCCTCGGAAACGGACATGTCATCGACCAGTTGAAGCTGAATGGCAACAACTTCATTTCGTCTACCGAAATCGAAAAGTCTGTATTTAGCGGGAACCTTTCCAAAGTTATTATCAATGATGGCGAGCAGGATGAAATCCATAAAAATATGGACCTCATTCATATCACTAAGATGGGTGATTCCGAATACTGGTTTGCTCTCCGGGATGTTTCTGATCAGGAAATCACACAGAAGGCATTTATGTCTGCGGCAGCCATGATGGCTGTAAAAACTCTGTCCGATGAGGAAGCTCTTACCGTGGTTTCTATCTTCCCCGAATGGTCTGCGGATTCTGTAAGTTATAAGAAAGACGATCGTGTTCGGTATGGCGACACGATTTACAAGTGTTTACAGGATCATATTTCACAGTCGGCCTGGGCTCCGGAAGATGCCGTTTCCTTGTGGGTTAGAATAGATGATCCAGCCATTGAATGGCCCGAATGGGTACAGCCAACAGGTGCACATGATTCCTATTCCAAAGGAGCAAAGGTGACTCACAACGGGAAGAAATGGATTTCCGACATTGACGCAAATGTATGGGAACCCGGTACCCCGAGCAGCAATTGGACGGAGTACACTGAAGAATGAGCGTCCTTGTGAGTGACCGGACCGAATCCAAATTTGAAGCGATTACATATTCTATTGAATTACATGATATGTTAATCGACCTTATGCAGCGTAGTTTCGGAGTGAAAGATTTGGATCAGCTTGTTCGAGTAAGATATGCTCACGGAAAGGATGCGACAGAAGATTTTTCACGGTATAGATATTTGATGCTGAATTACAAAAATCGCATTGACCAGTTGGCTTCCATGTTGACGAGCAATGTGCGGGCAGCAAATTCTATCTATCCGACTACGCTGCATGAATATGAGAAAAGAAGAGATTATCAGAATACAGCCATAGTAAACTGCGAGCAACTTTTGAAAGAGTTGCAACGAATCGTTGAGATATTCGAAGTGGACGTTAATCTCTACAGTCGCTATGTTAAAGCTATCGACCGAGAAATCGGATTGATAAAGAAGTGGCGTCAACGAGATAACCGAATCAAGTCACAGTTAAGAGGGTAATGTCTAATTATGCGTCGTTTCTTCGGCTAATTTCGCTAATGTGAACAACAATGGCAATACGAACTACAACAACGCTTCGAACTCTAATGGAGTTCGTCCGGATTCTCTGCCTAACCAACAGAGAAGGAGACATTATCCTTTCCGAATGGATAAATAGCAAAGCCGGACGCAATTTACTACGGTAAGTATTGCTATCACGGTGAATGATTTATGGACTATGAGGAGATTATCTGTGACGCCAACAACTTGTATAGGGCTTACAAGGTTTCTGTCAAAACCAGCAAATGGAAGGAGACTACCCAGAAATTCATGATGAATTTTCTTCGGTACATCTTCTCCATTCAAGATGACCTGATGAATCGGACCCTTCAAAATGGACCTACGCAGGAATTCACGCTGTTTGAGAGAGGCCGAGTAAGACCTATTACAAGTATTCAAATTCGGGATCGCATTATTCGGCATGTCTTATGCGATGAAGTTTTGCTTCCAGAAGTGAAGAAGCATATTATCTACGACAATTGCGCCTCGATTAAAGGAAGAGGTATCTCCCACCAACGGGACAGGTTCGAAGTTCATCTCCGTAAATACTATCGGTTGTATGGAAATGAAGGGTGGATATTGTTCGGTGACTTTTCCAAGTTTTACGACAATATTATTCATGAGATTGCTAAACGGGAACTCTTAAAGCTGTTTAATGACGATGAATTTATTGACTGGCTGTTGACACAGATTTTTGATGGATTCAAAATCGATGTTTCTTATATGACGGATGAAGAATACGCCAGATGTATGTCCGATACTTTCAACAAGCTGGAGTATAGGAAAATTCCGGAATCCACACTGACAGGCGAAAAGTGGATGGAGAAGTCGGTAAACATTGGCGACCAGCTATCTCAGGTAATTGGGATTTATTATCCGTACCGGATTGACAATTACGTCAAGTATGTACGGAGTCAGAAGTTCTATGGAAGATACATGGATGACTGGTACATCATGAATCCGAGTAAAGAGGAATTGTTGGATTTGCTCGATAATATTCATCGGATTGCAGAAGGGTATGGAATCCATATCAATAAGAAGAAAACTCGTATTGTGAAGATTTCCAGCACTTATAAATTTCTGCAAATCAAATATAGCTTAACGGATTCCGGAAAGATAATCAAACGAATCAATTCAAAGCGGGTTACTACGATGCGAAGAAAGCTCAAGAAGCTCGCTGTCAAGGTGAAGAATGAGGAGATTTCGTATGAAAATGTAGAGAACATGTTTCGAGGCTGGATGGGAGGCTTCTATAAGCTTTTATCCAGGGAGCAAAGGAAAAACTTAATAGGTCTCTATGAAGATTTGTTTGAAAAATCGATTACGATTGTCAACAAAAAGATCGTTGTAACCGACAAAATCAAATAAATATTGGAGGATGCTAAAATGGAGCCATGGTTTCAAATGGTAGCAACAATTGTTTGCGCCGTCATAGCTTCTTCTGGGTTTTGGGCGTATATCCAGAAACGAGGCGAAAAGAAAGATGTAAAAACTCAAATGCTCATCGGATTAGCGCATGACCGGATTGTGTATCTTGGAATGTGTTATATCGAACGAGGATGGATCACTCAAGACGAGTATGAAAACCTCAATGATTACCTTTATAAACCTTATGAAAAAATGGGTGGGAATGGTTCGGCACAGAAAATCATGCTGGAAGTCAATAAACTTCCCATCCACAAATCGACATATGTTGAAGAAAATTAGTAGGAGGAAAAATCATGATGGAACAGATTATGAATTATGTGCAGCCGGAACTGATCGTCGTGGCGATTGTCCTGTACTTCTGTGGTATGGGTCTGAAACAGACGCAGACAATTAAGGACAAGTATATTCCGCTGATTCTCGGTGCTTCTGGCATCGTCCTTTGTGGGATTTGGGTTCTGGCAACGTGTCCACTGGGGAACGGTCAGGAGATTGCAATGGCTATATTTACGGCAATCGTTCAGGGAATTTTAATGGCGGGCCTCAGTACCTATGTGAATCAAATTATTAAACAGGCAAATAAAGACGAGTAACTGGAGCGGGCAACCGTTCTTTTTTTATGTCTCAAAAAGAGAGGATGAGAGAATATGGCTATTAACAAAGTAATCTACGGTGGAGAGACATTGATCGATTTGACCGGCGATACCGTAACTGCTGATAAGATTCTTTCCGGCTTTACCGCCCATGACAAGGGGGGGGAGTCAATCACAGGTACTTGTGAATACGATGTAGATTCTTCCGATGCGACGGCTGCTGTTGCTGAAATCCTTCAGGGAAAGACCGCGTACGTACGAGGTCAGAAACTGACGGGAACCATGAAGAATAACGGAGCGGTGACTGGAACGATTTCTGCTAAGGATGAAGAGTACACCATTCCGCAGGGACACCATGACGGTTCTGGTAAAGTTGGTATTGCAGCATCAGAAAAAGAGAAACTTATTCCAGACAACATTCGGGAAGGTATTACCTTGCTGGGTGTAGAAGGCGCCATGTCTGGTACAGAAGATGCCAAACCCCAGGCAAAGACAGTAACACCTTCGACGGAATCGCAAACAATCCTTCCGGATTCTGATGACGGATACAATTATTTGTCTCAGGTTACGGTTGAAGCAATCCCATACAATGAGAGTGAAAATCCCGCTGGAGGTACTACGGTAACTATCGGGTAGGAGGGAGGCTTAAATGGCTACAAGTAAAGTCGTTTACAGCGGCAGAACCCTCATAGACCTGACTGGGGATACCGTAACTGAAGAATCTCTATTACGTGGTTATACTGCTCATAAAGCGGACGGAACGTTGATAACGGGAACGGCCTTTGATGGTTATCCGAATGAGTTTACATTCTTGGATGTTCTGGAAGACTCGAACGGACATGCAATACAGGATTCTTCAGAGGATGTTCTTTATGGGCGGACTGTATATCGCAAAGCAAGAAATAATGTGATATTTGATTCGTACGGAGACATCATAGAAGATAGTTCTATCGTATAAACGGATCATGAGTTAGATGTAAATCAGAGTGGAAAAAGGTGTAGAAATGTCGTTTACTTCTTGAGCATTCCTACACCTTTGCTATTCAGCCATTGAAAATACTGGGTTTTTTGTTTCTATGATAGAAACTTACTAGACAAGAGATTTGTCAAAAATCAAGTAAAATCAATACTTTTAGAAGTGGTTAGGAGTGGGTAAAAGCAGGGAAATGTAGGTAACTCGTACATTATTCCTGCACCATTCCTATATCTATATTCCTACACTTTGTTAAGCGTCCGAACCCTTTTCTGGCTCAGAGATGTCGTTTCTTCGGCTCTTTTCGCTGTTGTGGACTACGCTGACTATGCGCACTACGGCAGCGCTTCGGGCTCTTATGGGGTTCGTCCGGTCTACAAGCTATTTTATTTTTTCAATCTCTTCTCGCAACCAATCAAATTCTCTAGCCGTATAGACCTTTTCCGTAATATCCGTGATCTTATGTCCCACCATATATTTGATGGCGTACTCATCCACGCCATATTTTTTTGCCATCGTGACGAAATGTTTTCTGCCATCGTGCGGACGGTGTTCAGGGTTTAGATTAAGCTCGTCACGAATGCGGCTAAATACTCTTTGATAGCGGTTATAGGTAAGCTTGATATTTTTCTGTCGGCTATCTGGATCGACATAGTTAAAAAGATATTTGCTTCCTAGCTTTTCGGCTTCTCTATATTTTCGTTCCACAAGGGATTGAATTCTGGGATGGATAGGTACGGTTCGGTCTTCGCCGGCTTCTGTTTTCATGCCACCAGTAAAGATCCATTTCGATAAATCAACATTGCTCAGTTCAATCAATCCCAATTCCTGTGGTCTCCAACCAGAATAACATTGAATCAGAAGAACATCAACACAATATTTATCATCAACATGTTCCCAAAGTAACTTCATTTCATCGTCGGAGAATGGAATGTGTTCCTTCTTGACGGTCTGAATTTCTTTGATGGTTTCATCAGTCAAGGTAAAAGTTCGAGCGTAATTCTGTTTGACAATTTCATATTCCAAAGCATAATCCAGCATCAGATTGAATAGAGACTTGATTTTGTTCTTCATGGAAGCGCTCGGTTTCTGCTCTTTTCCCTTTACGATGGCGACGCCCTCATCCATACAGCCTTTCACATGGCGAGCTCGGATATCCATAACTCGCATATCATAGACAGACGAACAATACGCCCATGCAGAGTCTACGGCTCTTGCACTGGAATCATTCTTCAAAGTCTTGAAATATTCTTCGGTCCACTTTTCATACAGTTCTTTTGCTGTGATAGCGGGTTCCAAATCATATGGATTCTTATTGTACTCTGCCAAGGCTGCATACGCATCGTTATAGGTTGGAAAATAAGATTCCGGCTTTAGTGGCTTGCAGATCGGCTTTCCCTCTGGCGTTTTTCCAACTGTAACCATGGCCCGAAAAGGGTTTCTTAGATTCCGGTTCTTAATTTCACTGATCTGTCCAAACCCATTAGGGAGCCGTCTCCGTTTGTTATTTTTACTTCGAGGCTTCCTAGGTCTGACATCTGGCTGCATGGGATAACCACAATGGGGGCAGAATGTCGCCTTGTCGCTTACCTGCAACTCACATTCAGGGCATTTTATCAACATGCTTCATACCTCCTCAATACCTTTGTAAAACGAGATTTTCCGCGTGGCAAGGTTGATTTATCATCAGTAATCATATATGATAGTGTAGGAATTGTCAACTCCTACACTAAACTTTTTAAAAGGATGGGTATATGGTTAGTGATGAAAAATTAACCTGTCGGAACTGCGGGGCAAGGGTGAAACGGTATGATAACGTGTCGAGAATTGTGCGAACAAAAGGAAGAAAAACATCATGGGTAAAGGTGGAACGGTTTCGTTGCCCTGTTTGCGGACAGATACATAGGGAATTGCCGGATTATATTTTTCCATACAAACAGTACGAAGCCGAGGTAATTCGTGGCGTTCTGGAAGGATTTATTACTTGCGAAACATATGGATATGAGGATTACCCTTGTGAAATGACGATGATTCGATGGAGGAATTCGCAGGAATTACAACTCCTTTTGTGAAAGATAAAACGAAAGGAGATTCATAATGTCAAAAGAGGAAAAGCACTTACAGACTAAAATTCGAATATTTGAGGATATGCTTTTACGATGTAAGAATTTTGGTCAAGCAGAAGCGATTCAAATCGAATTGACAAGAATGAGAGCAAAATTACAAAAATTATATTTCAAGAGAATGGAGCCCTAACAAGGGCTCTTTCTTTTTGTCGTTTTGCCACTGAGGTTGTTTTAACAAATTGCGGTTCCTATCCTAGAATAGCCGTTGAAAGGAGGTAACAGCCAATGGAAGAAATGATATTTGCACCAGGCTCCGTTCCGGTAGCGGTCGTCGCCAGAGTATACGGGAAAGATGCTTCCTGGGTTCGAGCCGGTATTATATCCGGATGGCTTCCCATTGGAAAAGCGACTAGAAACGGAAAGTTGATTACCAATATCGAAGAGATGAATTCGAAGTACGGACGCATCAACTTTTATATTTCTCCAAAGCGGCTCTGGGAAGAAACCGGATATTTATGGAAAGGAGAGAAACGTTAATATGGCAACAACGATTCGTCCAGAATTATCCGAGAAAAACCCATATTGGATTGAGCGTCACCGGTACTATGAATTGAAGCATTTCTGCCTACAGTATCCGATATGGAAGAAAGCATATGCCGCTCTGGATGGGCTTAGCCGCCGGCCTGCTGATATGGAGATATTCTCAAGAAACAGAACGACTGGCGATCCGACAGCTCGATGTGCAGAAGCTCGATCTTACTATTTGGATCGTATGAAAACGGTCGAGCAAACGGCGATTGCAACAGATGCGGAATTATCCAATTATATTTTAAAAGGCGTAACCGAAGGATGGTCTTATGACATCTTGAAAGCTAGATTAAATATCCCATGCTGCAAGGATGTTTACTACAACTTGTACAGACGGTTCTTCTGGTTACTGAATAAAGCGAGGGATTGAAATGAAGATTGTAGACATAGCAGTCAAGAAAGTCTATCGCTTCAACTGTCCGAATTGTCAGAGCCGATTGGAGGCAGACAGCAAAGAGGTGGTGGACATCGGAGGAAAGGTATGTAAATTCCATTGTCCTGTATGTCGAAAAGAGCGGTATATTGCCTGGTCCGACATGAGAAAGAAAATTGTGTATGAGGGCGAGGGAACGCAGAAATAACATCTTTAAAGACTGAGCCAGCAATGGCTCTTTCTTTTTTATCCTAGGATAAAACACAGTACCAAGGTATCCGAAAGACATGCTATGTTGATATGTGAAAAAATCCCGGGTAGGAAATTTGGAAAAATGTTTTGGAAAGGCAGGATTGAATATGGAGCTCATTCTTTGCATGATTATTGGCATCATTATTGGGATTGTCTTCGGACGACAGGTATTCCGAAGGGATGTCGTTGGTTCGCTGCGGGTCGATCAATCCGATCCAGACAGCGGACCTTATTTGTTTTTGGAACTGTCCCATAAGGGAGCGGATGCGATATATAAGAAAAGATATGTGGTCTTGAAAGTCAACATCAAAAATTATATTTCGCATGAATAACAAGTCCTTTTATGGAACAGTTAATGAATTCACGAAAGGAGAACTAAAATGGGTGAAAACATCAAAGAATTGCTGAACGAGGAGATAGCAGCGGAGATTCAGGCGATATCTTCTCTGGATTCGGGTAGCGAAGAGAAATCAAAGGCTATAGAGGATCTGGCAAAGCTGTACCGTTTGAGAATCGAGGAAACCAAAAGCGAGCTGGACGCGGAGGATAAGCGAAGCCGGCGTACGTTGGAAAGTGAAGCGAGTGTCCGGGAAAACGAGATTAAGAAATCTCAGTTGGACGAGCAGATCAAGGCCGATGTGCAGGATGAGCAATATAAGCGCTCTCAGCTTGACGAACAGGTGAAAGATCGATATTTCAGACTGGGTATTGCAGCGGCAGAGCTTCTCATACCGTTGATGTTCTACGGTATCTGGATGCGGAAAGGATTTAAGTTTGAGGAAACCGGAACTTATACCTCGACAACATTCAGAGGATTGTTCAATCGTTTTAGACCGACAAAGAAATAATTAACCGGTAAGAAATGAGGAGGGCGTGATATACACATGTCCTCTTCGTTTTTGCGTGATTTTTACAGACGCTATTATGGAAAGGAGATGCGTCAAAGAGCTCTTTGTCTCTTGACCGTACACCGGAAGAAACCGTACAATAATAGCGGTTCTTTCGAAAAACGAAAGGAGATAATATTTATGAGCCACAAAATTATCAAACCAGAAGGTATTGAATGAAAAAGTCTTTTAATCCCCCATCTGAGATGGGGGAACAGGCAAAGCTGTAGCGTTGCCCAGAGTATTAAAAACTCCTATGTTATAATGATATTGGTTTCGCAGGCCATATCAAAAAACATAGGAGGTATCCATATGGATAATCAGAGTATAACACATACACGTTGGAATTGCACCTATCATATTGTTTTTATTCCAAAGTACAGAAGGAAAATAATGTATGGGGAATTAAAGAGGGACATAGTAGAAATCATAAAAAAGTTGTGCGAGATGAAACAAGTTGCCCTGATAGATGGCAGAGTATGTAAAGATCATATTCATATGTATGTGGCAATTCCCCCGAAAATGAGTGTATCGGAATTTATGTCATATCTGAAGGGGAAAAGCACGTTGATGCTTTTTGACAGACATCCAGAATATCGAACAAAATGGGGAGATAGGCATTTCTGGGCAAGAGGATACTATGTATCAACGGTAGGAAATGTGAACGAAGAAACAATTATCAAATACATTCAGGAACAAGAAGAAAATGATAAGCTAGAGGACGGAAGGAAGTAGAGATGCCTTCTTTAGGAGGCGACCAGTATAAATGGTACTGCGAAATCCCGCCTCTGGCGGAACCCGGGAACTACCCCGGAGGGGTTAAAACCAAACCCCCATTTGAAATGGGGGTTGATGACTTTGATTGAGTACCTGAATAACGGATATGCGATTTGCAATCGGTGTGGAGCCGTTATGAGGCAAGCAGAAGATCCGAAGACTGGATGCGGAGTTTATATCTGTCCATCGTGTGGATTAAAGGTGGACGAAGAAGATTACGAGTATGAGTCCGATGAAGAAGTAGAATGGACGGAAGAAATGCTCGATATGGAACAAGGAGATATTCCGCCAGCCGGATGCAGAGCCTGCGGAGGACCATACCCATATTGCAAAACGTCATGTAAGCTATTTGATGACTAAAAATATTATTGAGAGAAGGTCTATGCTTTGGCATAGGCTTTTTCTTTTTGGAGAATAAATGATGCGATACCATTATGAAAAACCGGACATCTATTTATCGATGTATGGAAAAGTATATTTTTGCGATCATCCAGTCTATCATTGCTGCACTCTGTTCCAAATCGGGGAAAAGGGACTGGCAGTTATCCAACAACGATTTGATGAGAAAACGAAGAGCACCTGGTGGGGAGAAGTGGACCCATGGATTACGGATGATTTATATTTGCATCCGCATTTTAAAGAATACTTTGATATACGTTCTGGGATGGCTACGGACGGGCTTTATCCGACTGTGACGGTTCGCCAGATTATGTGGGCTTTAAAAATGAAGCCAATTAAGAGAGAACGTTGGGAAACTGTCTTTGACAGACGGGATATTTAATGCGCAAATATCACAGCTCCTTTTATGGAAAACTGATTAAAAGCGAAGGAGTTTAAAGGTGATGGACGAAATGAAAATCAGCTCAAAATTTACACGAATGTTGCTTTCGAAATTAGCAAAAGGGGTATTACATAAAAAGCTTGGATATAGCGTAGATATCCAGCTAAACGAGTTGAATGCTTCGATTTCAGATGAGAAAGCACATGTGCATGTAAGTATTGATGCGGATATGAGTAAAGAAGAACTCATGAAAATTCTGAAGAAGATCGGTTTGAATTAAAAGGATTGAGCCAGCAATGGCTCTTTCTTTTTACTTCGCAAAATTTACAATTCCTATTATGGAGAAACAGTTAGCTCATTGGTAGAGCGCCACATTTCTGTGGAGGTAATCAGTTCGAATCTGATACTGGTTCTCTTTTATTTTTATCAATCAGGAAAGGGGGATTTTAAGGAGGTGATCAGAAACTTGAGCTTGGACGAATTGGAGTTGATTCTGTGCGATATGTATGAAATGGACGAATGGTTGCCAAATCCGGTGTTTGACAAGAACGGGTTTGCAAAGACGAGCAATACCTTATGGGCGATTGGAGAATTTCGAAATTATGTAGCCAATCATATTTACCCCCAAACCAAAACGTCTATAAAAAATCTGGAAGCAATGGCACGATCGTTTACAGAGAAAATGGAAGACTTTGCTTCTATGAATCAACAGAACAGTTCTATATTTACTGCCGCTAAGATAGTCGGCGAAAACATTCAAGACCTATTATATGCCATGGAATAGAATAAAACGAAAGGAGAACGCCATGCAAAAACCTATATACGTTCATTACGGTTCTACATTTTTTGAACCGTCGAGAAACTTCCCGATAAGCAATCATAGAAATTGGAGCAAGCCTTTTGGTGGACTATGGGCGTCTCGCCAGGATGCGACTTTTGGATGGAAGGACTGGTGCGAACGGGAGGAGTTTAGAGAATGCGATGAGAATAATTCTTTTAAATTTCAGTTATGTGATAATTCAAAAGTTGCCATTATTCATTGTATGAAAGATTTAGACTGTTTACCAACCATCGGGAGTAACTGTTCTATTTTCTGGAATAAGGTAATCGACTTTGAAGAATGTGTAAGACAAGGCTATGACGCAATCGAATTATGTTGGTATGGAAGCGAATATAAAGACAAAAAGGCTGACGATATGTACTTTGGTTTATATGGTTGGGACTGTGACTCTATCGTTATCCTTAATCCATCAGTAGTAGCTTCTGTTGGAGTTATCGTAACGACCATTACTGCCGTTCGAGCAACTCCCAAAGCAATAAAACTGCTGAAAGAAGCGGAGGCGGAGAAGGGTGAAAATCTAACCAAAGTGGAAATTATCCGAGTGGCTGGACCGTCTTATATTCCTTCTACGTTACTTGGAATTTCAACCATTGTCTGCATATTTGGAGCAAACGCGTTGAATCAAAAGAAACAGACTTCCTTGATGAGTGCATACGCCATGCTTAATGAATCCTATAAGCAATATCGGAAGTCAGCCAAAATTGTTTATGGGGAAGATGCGGATGGCAAAATCCATGCGGAAATGGCGAAAGATGCAATGGTGCATACATACGATTGGGGCTATCAGGTCTATAACATGGATATGGATTCGGAAAGTGAGCGGCTACTTTTCTATGATCTTGCCTCGAAGAAGTATTTCAGAACCACAATGGCGGCGGTGCTAAATGCTCAATATCACGTAAACCGGAATCTCGCTGTCGGGGGGTGACTGTTCGTTAAACGAATATCTATCATTCCTTGGAGTTGAAGGTATAGACGGAGGCGATGATCTTGGTTGGGATATTTCCTATATGGTGGAAGAAATGGATTGCTATTGGTTGGATTTTGATAATTATAAATCAACGTTAGAAGATGGACTGGAGTGCATCATTATCGACACGATGGCAGTCAACAAATTTGAATGATTCGCAAAAATTACAGGCTGTATTATGAAAAGGAGGCTAATGCTTTATGAAGAACAAAAATTTTATCAAGGCCATTGGTATTGCAGTTACGGTGATCGGATTTGGAGTAAGTATCCTTACCGATTGGGTAAACGAAAAGAAAATGGATGAAAAAATTGAGGAAAAGGTTAATGAGGCACTTGCCAAAAGAGACGATGAAAACGAAGAGGAGTCCTAACAAGGGCTCTTTCTTTTTAGTTTGGAGCAAGTGCTGATGAATGACGAGGTTATTCAAAAAATTCTAAATTATGCGAATGAGCATCTATTTGAACCCGGAGGAAATTGGCCTAGATCAGCTATCATGGAGCGTTCGTATGAAAAGTGGGCTGTTGATGAAATTCTACTGGCCATTATGGATCATCCGATGACAGAAGCTGATTTGGTGATAGAAGGCTTCATATTGAAAATGGAGCTATTCCTTCATATATCGGATGAGCCAACAAACAACTACATATTTCAAGTAGCAGAAAATACGGCCGAGACACTTCTCGGTCTTATTTTATAACCGCAACAATTTATATTTTCGAAAGGAGAAACATCATGAAGGTATTAAGAAAGCAGGAAATCGACACAGCAAATATCCAGGTAGGAGATCAGATGGTTATTCCTCTGGCAGAGCTTGGGGAGTTTACGGCGACAGCTCACAAGGTTACGGACGAGGGTGTCATGTTTATATTTGACGATTATGTTACTCGTCGGCCTATGAACAACCGAAACACAAACAAAGGCGGCTTTGAAAAGTCCGATTTGAAAAAGTGGATGGATACGGTTTTGTATATGGCGTTCCCGGAGGAACTGCGTGACAAGATTTACGGACTTACACTACCCACTGTTGGTCAGATTGTAGGCCATGAGGACGAATGGGACAACAAGAATCTGGAACCGGATACCAATGAGCAGCTTCCTTTGATGAAGAAATGCAAGAATCGGATTGCTTGTTTTGAGGATCAGCTTGCATGGGGATGGCTGAGAAATGCAACAAAAGAGGAGTTTTCTTCGGCTGGTTTCGCTGGTGTGGCCGGCATTGGCAATACGTCCTACATCGGCGCTTCGTACTCTTTTGGGGTTCGTCCGGAATTCTGGTTGGTTAAGCAGGAATCCAGGGGCCCTGTGCCCCGTGAAAACAAAGTGTCTTATAAGACTCTTAAAGGATGGAATCCAAAGAATAAGGTAACAAAAGAGTCCTTACAGGAAGAGATTTCTGAGAAAGAAAACGAGATTAAGCTTCTCAAACAGGAGATCAAAAATCTGGAAGAGAAAGAGATGTTTGCAAAAGCTGCTTCTGGGATGAAGAACCTGAAGGATCGCTTTGTAGAAGCCGGCTTTACCGAAGATGAAGCGTTTCACATGGTTCTTGAGTTATCCAAAACAGCTTTAGGAATTGGAGGAAGGAAGTAATGAAAAAAGAAATAACCAAGAGCTTTTTGTCACTGAAAACAGCGATTAAAAAGCATAGTCCGGAGATTCTTACCGGAATTGGTATTGCAGGAATGATTACAACCACGGTTATGGCTGTACGAGCAACGCCTAAGGCGCTGATTCTCATTGAAGAGAGAAAAGAGGAAATCGGAGCCGAAAAGCTTGAAGCAATGGATATGGTGAAAACGGCATGGGCGTGTTATATTCCGGCAGCGATTACCGGAACACTCTCTGTTGCCTGCCTGATCGGAGCCAGCTCAGTGAATGCTCGGAGAAATGCTGCACTTGCAACAGCATATACCTTATCCGAATCCGCACTCAAAGACTATCAGGGAAAAGTAATTGAGATGTTTGGGGAGAAGAAAAATGAGGCAGTGAAAGATGCCGTTGCTAAGGATAAGGTTGAAAAGAATCCGGTAGTAACAAGAGAGGTAATCATTACAGAAAAGGGGAATACGCTCTGCTACGATGCAATTTCCGGAAGATACTTCAAAAGCGATATTGAAAAAATAAAAAAAGCAGAGTGCGAACTGAATCGGCAAATGCTGGATGATATGTATGTATCCCTAAATGACTTCTACTACGAAATTGGTCTGGACAGTGTAAAACTCGGCGACGAACTTGGGTGGAATGTCGATAGTGGATATATCGATTTATCATTCAGCTCTCAATTAGCCAGCGATGGAACTCCCTGCCTGGTAATTGATTACAGCGTAGCTCCACGATATGATTACCGAAATTTGTTATAAACGCGCGAAAAATACAGCGGCTTTAATGAAAGAAGAATCACACATTTTCAAGAATTGAAAGGAGAATAAACATGGAAACCAATGAAATCATGAACAACGAAGAGGTTATGGAGGCAACTACTGAGGAGGTTGTTAAGGCGAGTTCTGGAAAAGGGTTTAAGGTTGCGGCTGGTATCGGTTTGGCCGTACTTGCAGGTGTTGTAATCTACAAGTATGTGGGTAAGCCGATGATTGCCAAGATCAAAGCCCAGAAAGAGCAGCAGATTATCGACGCCGAGTGGGATGATTCTGAAGAGCCGATCGTGGAAAACGAGAAAGAGGATTCCGAAGAAGCTTAAAGAGAAAAATGTGTTTCAACACGAGGGAGAGTACCTGTAACAAGGTGCTTTCCCTTTTTTCTTTTATCCGGAGGTGACATTGATGAATTTATATTTGTATGACGGACCAGTGATGGAATTTAACAATTGTGTTGCGAATCGTTGGACCGCTTCTACACGGGCGGTCTCTGAAAAGAAGGCAAGGTCAAATCTTACCTATCAATTTAAAAAGAAGAATAATCGACTTCCGGGTACAAAGATTATATTGCCTGGAAAGATTAGTTTAGTGAGTGGAAAGGAGACAACTTAATGGAGGAATATAAGCCGAATTCCCACAAATCAAAGGAGGAGCAGAAAGATCTCGTTCCAGAAAAGCGTGTAGAAAAGGTGATTTCTGGAACGGTAAAGCCGAAGAAAAAATCAGAGATGCAGAAGTTTGCGGACGTATTCATTTCTGAAGATGTCAATAATGTGAAATCTTATATTGTCATGGACGTTCTCGTTCCGGCGATTAAAAAGGCAATTTCCGATATAGTAACCAATGGTATTGATATGATTCTTTATGGAGAGGCCGGAAAGTCGAAAAAGAATTCGACAGCGTCCAAGGTATCCTATCAGAAGTATTACGATAGCGGAAAGAAAGATTATACGGCACCGAAGAGCCGGACGAGCTACGAATATGATGAACTCTTATTTGAAACTCGCGGGGATGCTGAGTCGGTACTGGATGCCATGAATGAGATTATCGCACAGTATGAGGTGGTCAGTGTCGCGGATCTTTATGATTTGGCAAACGTATCCAATGACAATTATGCTGCTAATAAATATGGTTGGACCGATATCGGAGGATGCAGAGCAGTTCGGGTAAGGGATGGTTATATTTTGAAACTGCCTAAACCGATGCCATTGTAAAGGAGGAATTTGAGATGTATGAATCAGAAGACAGGATGGTATCTCATCCGGATCATTATATTTCCGAAACAGGTATGGAAGTCATTGATGTGATCGAAGCCTTTACCTTTGATTTAAAAGGAATTGAGGCTACCGATACCGCTAATATCATCAAATATGCCTGCCGTTGGAAGAAGAAAAACGGAATTCAGGATTTGGAGAAAATTCTTTGGTGCACACAGCATTTGATTGACCATTTAAAGAAAACAGAAAAAGTAGAAGAGGAGAATAACTAACCATGAAAAAAGCAGAGATTGTAAAGAGCATGAATGGTTTTCTTAGCAAGACCAGTTTCCAGTTAAAGAAGCATAGTCCGGAGATTCTCGTCGTAGCCGGCGTTATTGGCGTGGTTACGAGCGCAGTAATGGCTTGTAAAGCAACGACAAAGGTTGGAGAAATTCTGGATAAGACGAAGGAAGATGTCGAAGCAATTCATAAATGCGAGGAAGACGAATCCGTGAAGGAGCAGTATTCCAGTGAGGATGCCAAAAAAGATTTGGCGATTGTTTATGTCCAGACCGGAGTAAAATTCGCCAAACTGTATGGACCTTCCGTTGTAGTCGGAGTGTTGTCAATCACCAGTATTCTGGCATCCAACAACATTCTTCGTAAGAGAAATGTGGCTCTGGGAGCAGCTTATGCAGCTATTGATAAGGGATTCAAAGAGTATCGTAGTCGTGTTATCGAACGGTTTGGCGAAGAGGTTGATCGCGAACTGAAATACAATCTCAAAGCCAAAAAGTTTGACGAAACGGTAATTGACGAGGAGACCGGAAAAGAAAAGAAAGTTAAGAAAAACGGTTTTGTGGTAAGTCCGGCGGATATCAGCGGTTATGCCAGATTCTTTGAAAAGTACACGCAGGATGAAGATGGGAATTCTATTCTGAATCCTCACTGGGAAAGCAATAACGAATACAATCTGATGTTCATCAAAGCTCAGGAGCGTTATGCGAATGACCTGCTGAAAGCGAAGAAGCGTGTATTTCTGAATGAGGTTTATGAAATGCTTGGACTTCCGAGAACAAAAGCTGGCCAGATTGTTGGTTGGGTTTATGATCCGGAAAATCCCAAAGGCGATAATTACATTGACTTCGGTCTGTATTCCGATAATCTGAGTTATTCGGATTATGTTAATGGGTTTGATCAGGCAATCCTTCTGGATTTCAATGTTGATGGAAACATCTGGGATTTGATGTGAGAAAAAATTTATAACTATCCCTAGGAGTTACTGTAATTCTTAGGGATAGCTTTTTATTTGGGAGGAATTTATGCGCAGGTTAATCAAAGTAATAACGGTTCCGATATTGTTCGGTATCGTAATAGCTTCTTCCTTCTTTATGTCTGAGTTCCACTCAGAGGGGGAAGACGTTGCTGCAATATCCAAAGCAATCGTTGTCGAAAAGACTGAGCCGGTTATTACGGTTTCACAAGAGGAGTCTATTCCGATTGCAGTAGAGGAAACGGAGGAATTAACAACAGAAGCGATACCCGAAATGTCTAGGGAAGATGTAGAGCTGATCGCCCTTGTCACGATGGCGGAAGCCGAAGGCGAATGTGAAGAAGGAAAACGCCTTGTTATTGATACGGTACTTAACCGGATGGATTCAGAATATTTTCCAGATACCGTATATGAGGTGATTTATCAGCCCAATCAGTTTTCATCCATGTGGAACGGACGAGTGGACAGATGTGAAGTCCGAGAGGATATTTGTGAGCTCGTCTACGAGGAACTGGAGTCGAGAACTAATTATGATGTCGTGTTTTTCACAGCAGGAGAATACAGCGCATATGGCGTTCCGATGTTCCAGGTTGGGAACCATTATTTTTCAAAGTATGAATAGGAAGGAGAATCATTATGCGTAATCTTTTAGCGTTTGTATCTTATACGTTGGCGGCAATGTCTGGTATATGCTTTGTTGGTGGAATTGCAATTTTGTCAACGGGAAAGGAGCACTGATATGGACGGCTTAGAGAATGTAATATCGGTACTGGACTATGTTCTGGACACCAAGAGAAAAAGACATATTATGGGAGGCATTCTGTTGAGTGTCTCTTTTCTTTTTGGCGGTTTGGCAATAACCGTAATGACAATCAGAAACGAGGAGGAAGAGGATGAGCAGTAAAGGAATAGCTTTCCTTGCTTTTATTGCTGGAGCAGGGATGGGCTCTGTATGCACATGGCAACTGCTGAAACGAAAATATGAGTTGATTGCTCAGGAAGAAATTGATTCTGTGAAAGCGGCTTATGCCACAAGGGAGAGTATAGAAAAAGCCGGAAAGAGTTTCGTAGAAGGCTTTCGAGACGGATTTAAAGTAGCAGAAGACAGAACTCAGAAGGACGAGGGTGATGTGGACTTCAAAAAGTACGCATCTATCATTCAGAAAGAGGGCTATACGGATTATTCCAGGAGTGTCGAGGAAAAGAAAGGAGAGGCGTTTGTGGAAAAGCCTTATGTCATTTCACCAGAGGAATTCGGTGAATTCGAAGAATATGAAAAGATCAGCCTCACTTACTATGCAGACAAAGTTCTGGCTGATGAAAATGACGAAGAGGTAGACGATGTGGATGAAATTGTCGGCGAGGAATCCCTGAACCACTTTGGGGAATATGAGGATGACTCCGTATTTGTCCGAAACGACAGGTTAAAGTGTGATTATGAAATCCTGCTTGACCAGAGGAACTACTCGGATGTCGCAAAGACAAAGCCACATCGAGTGGAGGAGTAATGACGAAGAACGAGCTTAATGATGCATATTTTAACTGGATGTATCAGCTTGTATTTGATGGAAGATATTCAAGGAAATTGTCGTATCGGAAGCTTTTAAAAGAGCTGCATCGAATCGAATTTACATACAGCATTCCGATGGATGGGAACCGGGCGGAGGATGGAGTGGATTTAAGGTATCGGTTTGGTTATGAAAACGGATACAGCAGCTCCATGATCTCCGCCTATTTAGATAATCGGATGTGCAGTGTGTTGGAAATGATGATTGCGCTTGCGATTCGGTGTGAAGAACATATTATGGACGATCCGGACGTTGGAAACCGAACTGGACAGTGGTTCTGGAACATGATTGTCAATCTTGGCCTTGGTTCTATGAATGATTCCAAGTTTGATCGGGATTATGTTGAGGACATTGTCCAGAGATTTCTGGATCGGAAGTATAGTCGCAATGGTGACGGCGGACTGTTTACCGTAAATCACAGTCGATACGATTTGAGGTCTGTTGAAATCTGGTATCAGATGTGCTGGTACTTGGATGAAAATACTTAGAAGGAGAGATTACCATGAGCCACAGCGAAATAATGAAGTGGTTTGAATACTATTTTCCTGATTATTCAAGGAATCGGGTTGATGTATGGTTCCCAAATGGAAGGAACAGCATCCGTATCCGCCAGAAAAATGGTCAGGAATTTATATTCACTTATCATAGTCAGAAAGATTGGAGATTTGAGACAATTACCAGTTTTCTGAATGGAATGAAGGGAGGAAAAAAGTAAGATGTGTGAGGTTATGAATTATATTTTTGGCAGTCTCAGCAATTCGGAGACGGCAATCCGGTCCATTCGGAAATCCCTGAATAAACAGGCCCGCTATAACCGGAAATTAAGCACACTTGCTCTTATTATGACGGTTAATCTGGTTCTCCTGGAGCTGGACCGTGTGGAGCAGAAAAAGAGGATTGAGAAACTGGAATCGACAATAGAGGAAATGAAGCGCGATAAAGGAGAGTAAAAAATGAGATGATCGACTTTTTGATGATTTCCACACGTAGTACAAAGCGTGGTGTAATTGAAATCTATCCGAAGTTCATTATTAAGAAAAGCTCCGATCTGATGATTCGAGGTGGTGACTTCTACGCTATCTGGATTGAGGAACGAGGTTTATGGTCTACGGACGAACAAGATGCTTTGCAACTCATTGACCGTGAACTGGATAGATACGCAGAAGAAAGCCGCCAGCGCTTTGACTCTGAGATTAAAGTTCTTCACATGTGGGATGCAGAATCTGGAATGATTGATTCCTGGCATAAATATTGTCAGAAGCAAATGCGGGATTCTTTCCACATGCTGGATGACAAACTGATATTCTCCAACACAAAGACTGATAAAAAAGATTACGCCAGTAAAAAGCTGAAATATCCGCTTGAAGCTGGCGATTTGTCTGCTTACGACAAATTGATGTCTACTCTGTACTCGGAAACAGAAAGACAAAAGATAGAATGGGCGATTGGCTCCATTGTGTGCGGAGAATCAAAAAAACTGCAAAAATTCATGGTTCTTTATGGAGCTGCCGGAACCGGTAAATCCACAGTCCTCAATATCATTCAGCAGCTCTTTGAAGGATATTATTCGGTCTTTGACGCAAAAGCTCTTGGCTCATCCAGCAATTCATTCGCATTGGAGGCGTTCAAGAGCAATCCTCTTGTGGCGATTCAGCATGATGGAGATCTGTCGAGAATTGAAGACAATACCAGATTAAACAGTTTGGTATCCCATGAGTTGATGACCGTGAATGAGAAGTTTAAATCAACCTATTCCAATCGGTTCAAATGCTTTCTGTTCATGGGTACCAACAAGCCAGTGAAAATTACTGATGCAAAGTCTGGTTTAATTCGACGACTGATTGATGTGTCTCCTTCAGGGAACAAGCTGAGTCCGAAAGAATACAAAGCAACCATGAAACAGATTGAATTCGAATTGGGGGCGATTGCATGTCATTGTCAGGAAGTCTATTTGAACAATCCTGGTTTATATGACGATTATATTCCCATTGCAATGCTGGGGGCTTCCAACGATTTCTATAACTTCATCATTGATTCCTACCATGTGTTCAAACGGGAAAATGGTACAACCTTGAAGGCTGCCTGGGAGATGTATAAGACCTACTGTGACGAGGCAAAAGTAGGCTATCCATTTTCTCAGAGAGTTTTTAAGGAAGAGCTGAAGAACTATTTCCACGATTATAAAGAGAGATTTAACATGGAGGACGGTTCGAGAGTGAGAAGCTATTATATTGGATTCCGGACTGAAAAATTTGAAGAGGAAACCATTGTGGAAAAGCCGGAAGAGAAACCGTCATTATTGCAGTTTAACGCAACCAAATCCATTTTCGATCAGGTGTGCTCCGATTGTCCGGCGCAGTATGCGACCGATAAGGAGACGCCTTCTATGAAATGGGACAAGGTAAAAACGAAGCTGTCCGATTTGGACACTTCTAAAATTCATTATGTTAAAGTCCCGGAAAACCACATAGTAATCGACTTTGATATTCCGGATAAGGATGGGAACAAATCCTTCGAACGGAATGTAGAAGAAGCGAGCAAATGGCCGGCGACTTATGCAGAGCTAAGTAAAAGCGGAAAGGGGGTTCATCTTCATTATATTTACACAGGAGATGTAAAAAAACTGAGTCGTATTTATGACGACCACATTGAAGTGAAAGTGTTCACGGGTAAAAGTTCATTACGAAGAAAACTTACGAAGTGTAATGATTTGCCTATCGCAACGATTAGCTCTGGTTTACCGACGAAAGGAGAAGACAAAATGGTAAATTTTGAGGCAATTAAAAGCGAGAAAGGGCTTAGAACACTGATTAAACGAAATCTGAATAAAGAAATTCATCCGGGTACTAAGCCTAGTATCGATTTTATCTACAAAATACTGGAGGATGCATACGCCAGTGATTTAAGCTACGATGTGACAGATATGCGAAATGCGGTTTTGGCATTTGCTGCAAATAGTACGCATCAGGCTGATTACTGTATCAAGCTGGTTAATAAAATGCAGTTTAAATCGGCAGACCCTTCCACAGCGGGGAGAAACGAAGAAGCAAAGCTGGTATTTTACGACATCGAAGTATTTCCGAACCTGTTCCTTGTAAACTGGAAAATCGAGGGTGAGGGAAAACCGGTTGTCCGTATGATTAACCCGACACCGACCGAGATTGAGGAATTGATGCGATTCCGTCTGGTTGGATTCAACTGTCGGCGATACGATAACCACATTCTGTATGCGAGACTTATGGGTTATACGAATGAGCAGCTTTATAATCTCTCGCAAAAGATAATCAGTGGAAGTCCAAATTGTTTCTTTGGAGAAGCTTACAATGTTTCCTATACAGATGTGTATGACTTTGCATCTGCCGGAAATAAAAAGAGCTTGAAGAAACTGGAAATTGAGATGGGAATCCATCATCAGGAGCTTGGTCTTCCGTGGGATCAACCGGTTCCCGAAGAGATGTGGACTAAGGTTGCAGAATATTGTGATAACGATGTAATCGCAACCGAAGCAGCATTCCACTACCTAAAGGCTGACTGGACAGCTCGACAAATTCTGGCAGACTTGGCCGGGATGACGGTGAATGATACGACCAATACGCTTACCCAGAAGATTATATTTGGGAACGAGCGGAAACCACAGGACCAGTTCAATTACCGAAATCTGGCGGAGCCGGTACATTACCTTGATGAAGAAACCGAATCTTTCCTGGCCGAAGCGTGTCCTGAAATGATGGCACAAACGCATGGCGAGGAAGGAAGCCTCTTGCCATATTTTCCAGGATACAAATACGAAAATGGAAAATCAACGTATCGAGGAGAAGAGGTTGGAGAAGGCGGATATGTTTACGCAGAACCCGGTATGTATGGAAATGTGGCATTGCTGGATATTTCCTCTATGCATCCTCACAGCGCAATTGCAGAAGTTCTGTTCGGTGTGAAATTTACGAGGGCCTTCCGTGATATCGTGGAAGGACGAGTCAGCATCAAACACGAAGCCTGGGACGAAGTCAATCATATGCTGGATGGAAAGTTGACGCCATATATCCAGAAAGTTATTGACGGTGAGATGACAGCAAAAGATTTGGCAAATGCTTTGAAGACCGCAATCAATTCGGTATATGGCCTGACTTCTGCCAACTTCGAGAATCCGTTCCGTGATCCGAGAAATAAAGATAATATTGTAGCCAAACGAGGAGCTCTGTTCATGATTAACCTCAAGCATGAGGTACAGGAACGGGGCTTTACTGTTGCTCACATTAAAACGGACTCTATCAAGATTCCAGACGCAACACCGGAGATTATCCAGTTTGTTATGGATTATGGGAAACGGTATGGCTACACCTTTGAGCACGAGGCTACATACGACCGGATGTGCCTGGTAAACGACGCTGTCTATATTGCCAAGTATAAAGACGGAAAATGGACGGCCACAGGAACTCAGTTCCAGATTCCCTATGTCTTCAAGAAGCTTTTCAGCGGCGAAGAGATCGTCTTTGAAGATATGTGCGAAACCAAGTCGGTAAGCAGCGCTTTATATTTGGACATGAACGAAGGACTTCCCGATGTGTCCGAATACGAAAAAGAATTTTCAAAAGCAGAGAGTGATTATCGTAAGGGATTGCTTTCCGACACGACGTTTGAAAAGACTTGCCAGTCGCTGAATCCAAAGATTGCAGAAGGCCACAATTATATTTTCATTGGACGAGTTGGACAGTTCTGTCCGATCAAATCTGGGGCTGGCGGCGGTCTGCTTATGCGTGAAAAAGACGGACGATATTATGCCGCTACTGGCTCAAAGGGGTATCGGTGGCTGGAATCTGAGATGGTGAAAGAACTCTCCAAAGAAGATTCTATTGACCGTTCTTATTATGACAAGCTTGTAGATGATGCAGTTGAAACCATATCCAAATACGGTGACTTCGAATGGTTTGTATCGGATGATCCTTATATTCCAAAGCCGAGGATGGAGGATTTTATGAACATCCCAGAAGACGCTGACGAAGAATTACCATTTAATTAAAGAAAAGGAGAAGTATCATGGCTTATAAAAACGTACCTAATATTGTTATTGAAAACGCTCGCATTATTTTTCGGAATTTCAGAGGAGAAGAATCTAAGTATAATCGGGCTGGTAATCGAAATTTTTGTGTTGTTATTGACGATCCAGAACAGGCTGAAAAGCTCTTAAATGATGGTTGGAACGTAAGAGTTTTACCACCGAGAGAGAAGGACGAAGAGCCAACCCATTATATCCAAGTGGCGGTCAGCTTTGAGAACATTCCGCCAAAGGTGGTTATGATTACAAGACGGAACAAGACACCTCTTGATGATGAGTCCATTTCTACTCTGGATTATGCGGAGATTCGCAATGTTGATTTGACGATTCGACCGTATTCTTGGGAAGTGAACGGTAAAACCGGCATCAAGGCTTATCTGAAAACGATGTATGTCACCATCGAAGAGGATGAATTTGCCGAGAAGTATGCAGAGGAAGAAGGTCCGGAAGAAATTCCGTTCCGCTGATAAGCGACGGATAGGGTGCCTGATATTGCCAGCAAGGTAAATGTCCTAAGGCTAGAGGAAACAGCCCTATATTTCTGAGAAAGGAGAAAAAGTATGGCATTTTGGAATCGGAAAAAGAAGCGAACCACAACGAAACCGAAAATCAATGCTTCTGTTCCTAAACCAAAAGTAAACAGCGAAAAACAAGAATCAAGCATTCCGCCACGGCCTAAGAAAATGGACATACCAAAGCCGGATAAACTGCCGAAAAATGAGAATGTCAGGAAAGAGTTTCTAAAAGCTTTTCACCAGTTGACTTACCGGCACAGGCCATGGGATGTATGGCGGGATTTTATCATAATGTTTGCATGTTCTTTATCGAATCCGATGGATAAATCCCACTATGAAGAACGGGAAAAACGATATTTGAAGATTATCAAAAAATACAATAAGCAGGAGCAAAAATTGTTTCCGGAATTAGCTGCCTATGTGGTTATGGCTTTGGAAGATAATCCAGAGCAGGACTTCTTAGGCAGTGTTTTTATGGAATTGAATCTGGGTAACAAATCGACCAGTCAGTTCTTTACCCCCTATCATATCTGTGAGCTGATGGCAAAAGTAACGGAAGAAGATGTGGCGGCCATCGTAAAAGAAAAAGGCTATATCACGATTAACGATCCCTGCTGTGGTGCCGGGGCAACGCTGATTGCGGCAGTTAATGAGGCCAGAAAGCAATTGGAAAAGGTAAATCTGAACTTCCAGAATCATGTTCTGGTTGCTGCTCAGGATATTGATGAAACCGTTGCTTTGATGTGTTACATTCAGCTTTCTCTTCTTGGAGTAGCCGCATACATCAAGGTAGGCAACTCGCTTACCGAACCAATGTCTACGGACGATAACGGAGAGAACTATTGGTTTACCGTAATGTATTTTTCGGATGTGTGGGCTATGAGAAGATTGTTTCACAAGATATGAAAGGATGGGTAGTATGGTAAAGTCTGTACAATTAAGGAAAGAAGACTGTTATTGTGATTTGACCAAATTCTATGAAAATGTGGCTCGAAAAATACCGGCGGAGATAACGGATAAAACTTGTTTCGACTGTCGGAAAATTTGCGTCACAAAATCAGTCCAAGAAGCTCTATGGTCGTATTATCGTGACGAAAAAGAAAAGACCGACGAGCAGATTGCTACGATGTTGTTGGGATACGGGCCGAAGGCAAACTTGGAAGAGCATGGTATTCTGGAATATCGGGCTGAGGTTGAAGATGGATTCATAGTATGTGAGGAGGGATAGACGTGAATGGCCGTTAAATTATATGACTACCAGATAGCAGCCGTTGAAAAAATGAGAAATGGCTGTATTCTGTGCGGCGGCGTTGGAAGCGGAAAGTCCAGAACAGCGTTGGCTTATTACTATCTTCAGAATGGAGGAAATCCAGATTGTTTGATGGGACTTGAGGATTATGTTGCGATGGACGATCCCCCAAAGGACTTATACATCATCACAACAGCCAGAAAGCGAGACACGATGGAATGGGAGGGTGATCTTTCGCCTTTCCTTCTTTCGGTTCACGAGGATGTTAATTTATATTCAAATCAGGTTATCGTGGATTCCTGGAATAATATCAAGAAGTATGCCGATGTGAAGGATGCTTTCTTTATATTTGACGAGCAGAGAGTAATAGGTTCCGGGGCTTGGGTGAAGGCATTCCTGAAAATCACCAAATCAAACCAATGGATTCTATTATCTGCAACTCCGGGAGATACCTGGCAGGATTATATTCCGGTATTCATTGCAAATGGGTTTTACAAAAATCGGACAGAATTCATCCAAGAACATGTGGTTTATAGTCGATTCAGTAAATACCCAAAGATTGACCGATATTTGAATACAGGAAGACTGATTCGACTCAGGAATCGAATCCTGGTAAACATGGATTTCAAGCGCCAGACGGTTTCTCATCACGAAGATGTGTTTGTCAAATATGATGTGGAAAAATACAGAGACGCTGGACGAACCAGATGGGACCCATTTAAAAACGAGCCGATTACAAATGCTGCTGGTCTTTGTTATATATGGCGAAAAATTGTAAATACGGATGAGTCACGGCAGATTGCCTTGATGGAGATTGTAGAGAAGCATCCGAGAGCCATTATATTTTACAACTTCGATTATGAACTGGAGCTTTTAAAGGGACTGTTTCAAATTTATGAGGACGATGGAGTTTTTGAAATTGCAGAGTGGAATGGCCATAAGCCCCAGCCGATTCCGGAGTCAAAAAATTGGGTGTATCTTGTCCAATACAATGCCGGAGCCGAAGGCTGGAACTGCATCAAGACTGATACTATTATATTCTACTCTCAGAACTATTCCTATAAGATTATGAAACAATCTGCGGGTCGGATAGATAGGCTAAATACGCCGTTCAAGGATCTGTATTACTATCATTTGAAATCTCGGAGCGGGATTGATTTGGGGATCAGCAGGTCTTTGAAGGATAAAAAGGATTTCAACGAGACAAAGTTTGTAAAATGGTCTGGGAATACTCCATCGAAAACGGCAGCTTAGGTAGGTGAAAAGATTATGAACGAAGAATATTTGGAAGTGGATTTTAAAAAGTATTGCAAAACTTGTAAACATAAAGAATTGGGAGAGAAATTCGACCCATGTAATGAATGTCTGGATTATGGGTATAATCTCAATTCTCACAAACCTGTAATGTGGGAGGAAAAGAAAAAATGAGCTACCAATACGATCGATATTTGGCGCAGCATAAATCTAACGTTGAAGCAGGATTTCGCTGGTTACAGAAAAATCTCCCCGAGATCACGGAGGGCAGTGGTGCGGAGCATAATATCGTATTTGCACATGATCAATCTAAAACGGAGCCCGATGAATACGGCCCATATGATATTTACTTTTATGGAGGAAATCGCTCTTATGCGGTAGTTGAGGATTTTCGAAAAGCTTGGTTACTGCACATTCATCGAAACCCCCATCATTGGCAGTATTGGATACTGATTAACGATGATCCGGAAGAAGGCGAAATCGTTTTAGAGATGCCCTACTGCTATATTCTGGAGATGATTTGCGATTGGTGGTCCTTTAGTTGGTTTAAAGGAAACTTGCTGGAAATTTTCTCCTGGTATGAAGAACACAAAAATTATATAAAGCTGCATCCCAATACGAGAAAATTGGTGGAGGATATTTTATCCCGTATCCAAAATAAGCTTGGGGAGGTAATGGCGAATGAAATCAACAGATAGCGTGATTGTGAGTTGGGATTTTTCCCATGGAAAAGACGTTGGTGTTCTGATTGTCGGAAAACAGGAGAAAGGAAAAGTCGAAATCATCAACGCCTATCAGGGAGAAGAAGCCAAAGCACTTTATCAAAAGTTGGTATTCCCTAAATCAAAGAAGACCAGCTTTAGCAAGGAGAAAACCACATGAAGCAACCGAAAAAATTAACCAGAGAGCAAAAAGAATGTTTGTCAGCTCATTATCTTAATTGTAAAGACTGGATGCTGGTTGAAGAGACCGAATTCTATTACCGCATCATTAACAAAAATACGGGTGTGATAAAGAGTGTAGATAAATTTAGAAAAATAAGGAGGAGAAAACGAGATGTCGGATATTCTGGTAGTTAAAGTAAATATGTTTTGTCGTTCCAGAGAGTTGAACGATATTCGTCGATACATACTTTCCCAAATAGAAAATGGAAAGGTTGTTGTGTTACCTGCTTATTGCGATGCGCAGATTGTTCCGGATGATATTGAAATTCGAGTTGAAGATCTCTTCGGAGATAAAAGCAAAGGAGACCATCACTATGGAAATTCTTCCACCCAAATATCAAAAGTATAGAATGTTTCCTCAATTACAACAAAATGATGAAAACGAGCAGATGCAGAAAGCGCTGGAATTTTCTGGCGAGCTGCTCATTCTTCAGGCAAGACTATATCCTATTCCAAACTTTGAGTATATTTGGCCGGATGGATTACCGTTATCAAAAATATAGAATTTAAAAGGAGAAAAAGAGTATGGATCTTAAATCAGTAAAAATCATTGCGGTAGATTTTGATGGAACTTTATGTGAGAACAAATGGCCGGAAATCGGCACAGCAAATGAAGAGTTGATAGAATATCTTCGTGATCGACAGAAAAACGGAGATAAGCTGATTCTTTGGACTTGTCGTGTAGATGACATGCTTCAAAAGGCCGTTGAATGGTGTAAAGAAAAAGAACTGGTGTTTGATGCGGTCAATGAGAATATTCCGGAGATCGTCGAGAACTTTGGCTCCGATACCAGAAAGATATTTGCCAATGAGTACATAGATGATCGGAATACCTGGCCTCTGGAGGACGGAGTAGCTGACGTTCTTTATTTGTGTGATGGTAAAAGATGTGGAGATACTTGTTCTGGTACGGAATGCAAGCATACATCCGATATAACTTATGCGAAGAATTTCGTAAAGAGTGACAATGGCTCCTACTGGGAGAAAGAAGCTGGATCTGCAACCAAAGATTCTGATTCTCATGAGAAATCCAATATGGAACTGTGGGCGGAAAGGGAAGTGGAAATTGCCTGCAAGCACGAAGCGCCTGATCGGAAACCAGGAGAATGGGATTACGGATGTGCTTGCTACGAAAGTGCATTAAAGGCATTCCAGAGTCTTTGTGAAGATGGTCACAGCGGATTTAGCATCAGCATGACAAAGTTTATCTTAAACCGATTGATTGAAGGAAAGCCGCTCACTTCTATCGAAGACACAGAAGATGCCTGGAGCGATATTTCTGATCGAAGTGGTCTTCGTGGAGAGATTGCGAATTACCAGAGCCGGCGGATGAGTTCTCTCTTTAAATATGTATATGCTGACGGCTCTGTTAAATACAGAGATGTCAACCGTTTCTGTGGTGTGAACTTGGATAATCCAGATGTATTCTACCACAGCGGCTTGATAGATCGAGTAATGGAAGAAAAATTCCCGATTACCATGCCGTATTTTCCGGAGAGCAAACCGTTCCGTGTGTATTGCGAGGAGTTTCTTACCGATCGGAAAAATGGCGACTTTGATACGGTTGGGATTCTCTATGCGATTAAGCCGGATGGAGAACGTGTAGAGATTAACCGATATTTCAGAGAAGGCGAAAAGGACTTTATTGAGATTGCCTCCTGCGAGTATGAGATGCGCCGAAAGATGTATCATGAGCTTCTGGAGAATCTGAAAAAGGAGAAAAATAGCAATGAATCGGAATAGATTTATCCAGGGATTAAAAAGTAATATCCAACTTTCCGAAAAAGAGAGGAAGCGGATTATTCGGAGAAGCCTTCAGAAATACCCATGGAAAACAAAATGTACTGTGGCGATGGAGGAATTTGCAGAGCTTCAACAACAGATCAGCAAACAGGTTCGTGGTTACGGGGACAGAATTGGACTCTTGGAAGAGATGGCAGATGCTTATATTTGTCTGAACTTCCTGGAGTCCATTTTTGATATTAAGCCTGAAGATTTGCAGAAAGCCATTGATGTGAAGCTGGAACGAGAAAGGAGAAGTTGCCAGTAATGGGATTATCAAAACTTTCAGAAGAATGTAAAAATTGCCCGTTTGTCGAGAAGTGTAAAAACAAGCGAATGGAAGGATTGGCATATATGACTGAACCGAAAGTTTTAGCAAATGCGGCCGGTCCAAGTTCTGAAAACTTAGCAGCACCTTTATTACGAGAAACCGTGACAATCATGATAAATGGTACGCCAACCCAGGTTTATAAAGACGAAATAGAAAAACAGCTCTATTCCCAATTATATTCAGCGTTAGGTTTAAAGTTTGGTGGTTAAAAAGGAGAAAAATTATGAATGAAAATCGTTTAAGCCCTTTACCTCAGTATCATATTGATAGAGATAAGCTTTGCGAGATTGTAAAAGAAACTGTTGGATACGATAGACTTATGGATGCATTTTGCTATGGAACCGTCGTTTGTGATGAGTTTGCTTGGTTTTTCAACTCGGACGAATATTATATTATCCATTTAGAAAGTGGCATGATGGTGAATTGGTATAAACATCTCGGAAGGACAAATACTTGCTCGCAGAAAGACAGAACCATTGATGATTATTACGAGTTCTTCAATTTATTCAAAGAAGAATTGGACTATTTTGAAAGGAGGAATTGAAGTGGCGGGACTTAATATACAAATAGAATGGAAAACCAGACTTTGTAAAGTAGGAGAAAGGCTTGGATATTTTCATGGGTGGGAGAGATATATCAATGAAAGATCGGAACCAGCACGTAGTCAATGGTTGTTTACGGGAGGAAATTGGAATGGGGGAGTTTGTAGTTTTCACAACCGGATGGTAGGAATTGTAGAGTTTTCAGATGGAGTCAGACGAGTTGATCCGTCAGAAATTGTCTTCTGCGATGAAGAGAATCAGATGCTTTCAGAGATGGAGAAAATGCGAAAGGAGAAAGAAGCCAATGATTAAAATTGAAAACGTAGAGGTTATGGGTTGGGAGCACGCTATCCGTGGAATGCGGAATCCGATGAACAGTTGGGAGAAATCGGATAGTGGAATCTGCAAAGGTGGGGACAATGGTATCGGATGTGAGAACTGTGCAAATCAGGAATATTGCACCCACGCATTTAATCGTTCCTGGCAGCTTGGTAAAGCAGACTATGATTTAATGATGCGACTTGCAGCCGGTGGACCGACTCATGCGAAGTATCGGAGAATGATTATGGTCTATGTAGATATTACCGCTCCGCTTTACTGGTGGAAGGAGTTTGACACTTATAAAGTAGGGACGGTGGCTAATTCCTGTTCCACCATACATAAAATTGCGGCGAAGGAATTTACGATGGACGATTTCTCTCATGAGCATTTGTTTATTAGCAGAAATGTTCCAAATCAGTTTAGAACTACTTCTAAAGACTGGCTGTTAAAAACAATACAGATTTTGAATGATTGGCGAAAATTATATCTCAAAACTAAAGATAAGCGTTATTGGTGGCAGATGATCCAGCTTCTCCCCTCTTCTTACAACCAGAAGCGGACAGTCATGCTTAACTACGAAGTGCTGGCCGGCATTTATCCTATGCGGAAAAACCATAAGCTCGACGAGTGGGTAGAATTCTGCAAGTGGATTGAAACTCTACCATATTCGGAGATTATTATTGGAGAAAGAGTTAAATTATATGCTGACGGGAAGGAGACAAATCTATGAATTTAGTTGGAACCATTAAATCGATGATAGACGACGGCTATACAATTAGCTTTTCCAAAGCGGATTTTCCCATGGATGGCATTTATATTACCATTAAAAAAGATGGAATCAATGCTAGGCAAGTTATTCCAGAAGACGAATTGGAATCGCTGAATTTATCGACCGATGAATTATTTGCAACTGTTATCGAGCATTTGAAAGAGAGGTATTATTTATGATTTTTATTGAAACCTTGATTTGTATTTTACTGGCATATTTCTGCTTGTATGCGTTAATCGCTCGGATATGCAAATGTATCGAGCATTGTGCTTCGGCCAAAGGATACGCAAAGTTGGAAGAGGCGAAAATCCTCGCCAAAGAGCAAAATAAAGGAGAGTAACTATGTGGAGCCGAAAATTGATAAAAAATAAAATCTATTCTGTCCTGATTATCCTGATTGGAGCGTTGTCAGTCCCGATTGAATGGGATGCAACGTTCTTTTTATTTTCCCTGATTATGGGAGTACCGCTGTTCTTTGCGAAAACGAACTGGATTTATGAAGGGGATGAGGATGATGGGACGAGCCGAGAGGAGACGTGCTCAGAAATTAGCGCAAAAAGAAAAGACCGCTACATACAATCTCACGAAAGCGCAGCTCGATGCGGCCGTCCGTGAACGG